GCGCTCCACGTCTTTGTTGGCTCCACGCAATCGCATCTATCGGCCTGCGCCAAGCCATTAGCGTAAGAGATACCGTCTGAATCGATGTGAGTTTAGCTTATTCAATGCGCATTGTTTATCTATTAATTAAAATCATTAATATTGTATCGTTAATATTAATACATTAAGTTATGGCTTGCAATAAGAAAAAGAAAATGGCTAATGGAGGCAAGGTCTCCGAGAAAAAGAAACCTCAACTGAAATGTGGAGGCAAGGTTAAGAAAAAGAAGTAACAACCGGAGGGGTATATCCCCTCCTCAGTATTTAGCATATGAAAAATTCAGAATTTGTATCTAGAATCATAAATGATATGAACTCCATCAATAAGGACGCTCATGTCAGTAGGAGATGGATATTATCCATAGGAAGACAAAAGGCAAGATCATATATAGCCCAGAAGTATGCTGATGGAACCTTGTTCGGCGAGGAATCACTGTATACTCATATCAATTGCATGGAGATGGAGAGGGTTCGGAAAATTGATTGTTGTTTTGATGAGTTTAAACTATGCAGGATACTTATGAGATCCAAGAAAAGATTGCCCGATATGATATATACCCGTATAGGTCCGGCTATCATCAAAGTATCAAATATCATGGATGATATTATATTTACCTCCATATCGTTAAGAAAATACGCTAACAACAAGGAACGTAAATACGGGAATATAGATCAATACTATTATTATGTCAATGATGGATATATCTATATACCAGATATTAACATAGAGGCTATAAATGTTGATCTTATAACTCTCGACAGAAAAGCGGCGTTAGAGCTAGGGGGATGTGGAGCTGAAAAAGATAAGCCATGTACATCTCAATGGGATTATGATTTCATATGCCCAGACAAACTTCTTGAATATGTGGTTTCCGAAACATTAAGGGAAACTGTAACCAAATTGCAGATCCCTACGGATGAGAACCCGGATATGGATATTAATAAGAAAACACAAAAAATTCAATAACATGAATCTAATAAGATCAATAATCAATTTCTTTGGTTTCAATGACGCCATAGTTGACGGTATAGGCGAAAGAGGGATGAGAGACAGCTCTATCATAAGATATAACGAGGTGCATGATATGTATGATAAGATTATAAAAGATCTAGGAGATATGTCAGCTTACGTATCCAAAGGTTATATCTATGATAAGATAAAGGAAAGAACAGGATTAAGTACCAGACATATTAGTAGGATATTGAATCATGCTAGGAGGAAAGATCTTAGATTCATCTAATCGTAACAAAAAGGAGAGACTATATAAGCCTCTCCTTTTTTTATTGTCAACAAGATCCACTCCCTTGACCATCTTCATAATAAGCATAAGCTCCTGATGATATTCCATAATTGGTTGTTGTAGATTCAGAGAAAGTTCCTGATCCGGAAGGAATAGGGACTATTCTTGCCTCATACTCCCATTGACCATTCGTTTTTTGTATCCTATAGTCATCCTAGACGTCTTTTCCGATCCACATGGATTATTATATTGTATGGTGTAATTTATCGTCTTCCCGCTTCCGCTAGACGTCGTTACACTAGCGCTCCATATTTTGGGACAATCGCACTCCATAGCGTTGGCTTTTCCTGCGTTAGTCTCTGTGCGTCAGCCTGTGCCGCGGCGGTAAGTGCGGCCTTATCACCATTACACTCACACCAAAACTTATCAAATATTTCTTGAATAAGGATGAAATTATTATATTTGCGACATGAAAACAAAGTCATTTAAAATACTTGATCAATACTTTATTCGATTCTATAGATCTATTATGTCTAAGAACGGGAAAAGGAGGAAGCATACGATCGTGGATAAGAATGATATCCTTGAGTGCCAGTCGTTGATCTGGAAAGTCATACGTGATAGGTATCTGGAGGATGAGGGAGGGGTTTATATAAACAACATCGGTTATCTATGTCATAAGATTAATCCTAACCGCAAGATATATCTGAATAAACTTACCGGTACTATTAATAGGCGTGGGACGGGTGGATATTCTTACGTCCATACGTGTATGGATTTTATGCCTAGGAATAAGTATTTTCATCTATATATCTCTCCGGCCTTGAATAAGGAATGTAGGTTGGCTATGGAATCAGGTAGGAGATATAAGTTCTTGTATCGGGAGGTTGAGTCGGAGAGTAAGGTATTTGGAGTTAAATGGGTTTATAAGCTGTAGAAGTTTTTGTGATCCAGTTAGCCCGTGAGGGTAGACTGGATTTTTTTTGTATCACGGATTCAAATACATATCTTTGTGCAAAAGACTTAAATATGACTATAAAAGGGCTATTGGCCGAGATCAAGGCCGATTTACATAAATACGATGATAGCGGGGCTATAGATACCTCGTCTGTTTATAGGTGGGCTGAGATCGCCTTGAAAAGGTTCGGGGGTGTTATAGCGGTCATGTCAGAGGCGGTTGTCAAGACCAGTAATAAACAGGCGGTATTGCCTTCCGATTTTTTCGACATGCTTGACGCCTATAGGTGTGAGCCTCTTGTCTGTGAGATTCCGGGCGGCGACAAGGCTAAGGCTGACCTCCAACACGAGATCGGCTGGGTCGAGCGCACCGAGCGCGGTTTCCGTTGGAACTCCTGCACCGAGTGCTGTAAGGAGGAGTTTGAGAAGACGATCACGGAGAAGATATATATCGGGTCTCACGAGGTTCGTTTCCATTATCATCATCCCGTAAGGTTATCCATAGGTCGTGGGTTGAGGCGTGATTGCGCCGCCGACAAGTATCGGGATAAGTACGATTGGGATAATTATGATATAACTATATCTGGCAATACTATGTATACCGGGTTTGATGGATTTATTTATATCATATATCGTGCTACGCCTAAGGACGATGACGGTCTCCCATATATACCTGAAACGGCGTTAGGATACCTTGAGGATTATGTCGAGACGTATATTAAGATGAAGATCTTTGAGAACGCTGCCGTGAACGGTTTGGTACAGGGCGCTGGTGACGCTTATAAGCTATACGCCCAACAGGAACCGGGTAAGTTTGCTAGGGCTATGAAGGAGCTTAAGATGTCGATGATTACATTAAATGATTATCGGGAGCTGGCTGAGGATAATAGGAGAAGGATGTTGTCTTGTGAGCGGATGTGGCCCAATGCTTTTGATAAGTATATCAAATTGGTTTAGTTGCGGGGGAGGGAATCGAACCCTCGATCTTTAGGTTATGAGCCTAATGAGATACCTCTTCTCCACCCCGCGATTATGACGCGAATATACGTTTTTTTAAAAAGAAAAAAAGATAATATGGCAAAGAAAAATGATTGGATACATTTAGATAAGACAAGTGGTACTGGCCCTGCTGAGGTTAAGGTTACAGCTGATATTAATGAGACCGGCGAGATACGTCAGGTAACATACAAGGTTATAAAAGAGGGAACCAAGGAAGAGAAGACGTTCGTGTGCAGGCAGGAGTCCGTCCCGGTGGTGATCATCCCGGAGTTCGATTACCTTGTTCTTAGGTATATCTGGGCTGACGAGGACGGCATTGACTTTGACACGGCTACCGGTTTCGATAACACCGGCCTCCCGGACGTTGACGGCAAGCTGGTTGGTTGGAGTAAACAGTACCAGACCACGCAGGAGCGGGTAGGTGATTATCTTATCCACGGTGGTGATAACATGGAATCAGGTAATGAGGCCGCCTTGATCCAGATGGGGCCGTTGTTGGATGGCGATAATTATGATAAATTACCTCTTGAGATCAGGTGTAGTATATACGGTAACTGGTATGGTGGTCGTGAGAAAGGTAATGTCACTATCAGGTTCACGGCATATAAGGGCGGTTCTATGGAGAAACGTGGATATGATTTTGTCAATATCGGAGGCGAGGAGGTTTATACCGGTGACGCTCCCACTAACGTATCCGCCCATGGTGAGGATAATTGGCAAAATATAAAGACCTTGTATTCTAAGGTAGGCACGATGATCTATAACAAGGAATCTCGTGACTGTATTGTAAGAATAGGTGAATAGATTTTTCTTCATAATATAAACACATCGGCTCTCTTGTTCGTGAGGATAGGAGAGTTTTTTTATTTTTTTAATCCTTCACTTATGACATATTTGATCTTTTATTGCGTGGGAATAATCTAGCTTTGCCGAAAACTAGGATCATGATAACTTTAAATGATGTAAATAACGAACTCCATGTCCGGTTATATATACTGGAGGTGCTTAAGGATTATATAAGAGATGATGATTTCGATGGCCTTGTAGATAAGGCGTTGGATTTTGTCATGGAAGGCGTTTCTATGCCTAAGGCTCCGACCAAGGATGCCACCATGAGTGACATATCAAAGAGCGTTTTGGCCTTGGTAGCGGGTGCTGGATTAGATGAGAGGTTAAGCAAAAGCTCTTTAGAGTTAGCTTACGATAGGTGTAAGATGAGGTACGTATTCGATCCTCGAAATCGGGATATACACGGTGTGATCGTAGGTTATTCCAATGACTTTAATAGTCTGGTAGCTGTGTGTGATGAGGGATCGAAGAAAGGAGTGGACAAAGGATCTACTGATTTTGTGGATGTCAATGAGAGATACGTGACTAACGGTTTCTTTTACATATCTGTAGAGGATGCCGATAAGCAATCGAACTACATGGGTGGAAATTCGTAATTATTATGTTTTTGTGCTTTACCACGAGACGTTTTAAGTGTTTAGTCTTCCTCCTGACTTGTGAAAGTTAGGAGGATTTTTTTATATTCGCGTGATTTGAATGTTTTAGCATAATACGTACAGTTTTTGTTAAGATCCGGCGTGTAAGTGATTATCCGCCGGATTTGTTATCTTTGCGAAAAACATAACATCGTGCAGAACAATTCTAACATAGCGGTTCCCGACTCCGGGATGAACAGGGATAAGCATCCACAGGATCTATCCCCGTCTGAATATAGTTTCGCCTTGAACGCTACCATAGAGGGTGACGATGGAAGCCAGCTTAAGATCCAGAACGAGCCTAGTACCCTTTTATGTAAGCGATTTGATGGCTATAAGGTTATTGGGTATAAGAATGACATAGCTGGTGATAACACTTATTTCTTTCTATCCAATCCGGATGATAATACGTCTAAGATCACGTTCATGCGGTCATTGGATTATATCAAGACCGTTGAGGATCAATTGGCTGGATCGGGAAAGGACATCCATCGTATCCTTGGCGAGAGGCTTGAGGAGTCGGATGGTCGTTTTGATGAGATATGTGATTTGATGGAGGTCCTGATAGAGGACTGGGTTGATGACCCTTGTCTTAATTTCTCCATTCATCATCCGATCTTCGATATAGAGATCAAGGACGAGAAATGCGGGAAGGTGATATACTGGACCGATGGATATAATCCCCAGAGATATGTTATGGTCGATAAGGCCCTTAACCCGGATGATGATGGTGACTTTTGGTATCATTATCATGGGTATAAGACATGTGGGGATGACAAGCCAATAGAGAGGTGTAGGCTGGCCTGCGAGAAGCTGCTGGTGTTCCCGTTGCTGACGGCCCCGTGCGTGGAGCCTGAGGTCGTGGAGTTCGGGGGGAGCCTGCGTGCCGGGACCTACCAGTTCTGCGTGGCGTTGTGCGATGAGTTCGGGATTGAGAAGACTGGATATTGCTCATTGACCAACCCAATCATGTTATTCGATCGTCAAGATATGGTTATCCGCGATGGTTTATGGGGTAAGTCAACCAACATGGGTATCCGCCTTACCGTGTCCAATATAGATAAGCAGGTATCTCATTATAAGATAGGTGTTATACAGAACACGGTTGGGTTTAATGGTGAGCAAAGCCCGGTTCTTGAGTATTTCATAGAAGGTATACATCCGATAACGGAAAGGACCATCTATTACCTTACGGATCAGTATAGCGAGCGTACGACTATGGAGAAGTTATCCAAGGAAATACCGGTATATAAGACAGCCAGAGGCATGACGTCTGTCGGGAATCGTCTTCTTCAATACGGCTTGACCGTGGAGAATGAATGGAATCTTCAACCGGTCGTTAACTTCTTGGGTCATTTCGTTAAATGGCAGACATCTATAGCCACGGAGAATTTGTATAAAGACGGTGTGGCTTGCTCTAAATACGCCTCTTTCATGCGTGACGAGGTATATCCGTTGGGTATAAGATTCTTTACCAATACAGGATACAGGACGGCTAGATTCCCGCTTATCCCTCGTCCGGCCACAAGGGAGGAGATGGAGGTTATCGTTGATGAGGACGGTAACTCTGACGACCTGTCGGCTGCGTCGGTGCTGGAGAACAACCCGCAGTGCGCGGGGAACAGCCGCCGTCATCTTTGGCAGTTTAAGAATACGGCAAAGATCATAAACGACCCATCTTGGGGATTTGATGATTTTGGAGGAGAATGCAAGAATCAGCTAGATGTCAAGCAGCTCAGATATGTAGAGCAGGAATATGCCACGGTAGGAGAGACCCAATTCGTTATCAACACGATGGGGGAAGATGTTACGGTAGATGATGCTATTGATTATATCGCTGATAATATAGAGAACCTGTGTGATATCATAGAATCTAATGTAGGTATTACTGACGAGTTATGCGCTGCTATATCATTGCCGGAGGATCAAGACGGTATAAAGGCTCCCGATTTCCCTAGTGGATGTGATGATATCGAGAGGATAGAGACCAGGACTATATTGGATAAAAACTCTTTGGTGGATTCTAGGATTGATTTTACGTATAAGCTGGCTAGTGATTACGTGGAGACCGAACCTACGACATTAATACAAAGTAACGCCGAGTCTCAAAGGAAGTTTTCTGTATTGTGTGATTTTGATAATTACTCTAGTGGAGGCAAGAATATCATAGATCTGGTTCAAGAATGGCTGGATGGTCAGGATGAGGACAAATTCCCGTCTGATATAGACTCCTCCGCCTTGGTCTTGTGTCAGGATATGTCTAATGTCCGGCAGTTATATGATGAGGGTATATGTACTAATGGGTGCTCGGTAGGTGATCCTCATGTGAATCCTACTATTAACGATGTTCAACTTCCTACATTCCAAGGGGGTAGGTCATTGGGTAAGTGCACATATTTGTATCAATATCCCGGATGGGAAGGAAAGAAGCATACGGAGACGATGCTTGATCAGTTAATGGATACGATGGAGGCTTATTTCCCCCAATATGAGAGTCAGTTTGGTATCGAGAACGCCATGTGTCTTTTTGGCGATGGTGATAATTCTAAGTTCAATACCGGTATAACTACTGACTGGGAAGGTCGTGTGTCTGTGCAGAATGATATTGACGCCAAGACCAATTGGTTCGGTAGAAGCAACTTGACTTATTTCAAGTTCTATCCACATGTATCCTCATACGCCAGATGGGTGGAGTTGGATTACGAGAAATACATAAGTGGTTTATCCGATCCTGATAACGGTATTATGTATATAGAGATGATGGGTAACTATAATTATCCGATCGGCGACTCATCATCATACAATAAGGTTCGTATAACGTTTTTCTCGGACAAGGAAGGTACCGTGGCTCCTAATCCTTTGGCTAATGATGCCAAGAAAGGTGTTATAGTGAATTACGTGGATCATAAGATATTTATGATGCCAAAGTACTTGTTCTGGAATGATGACAAGACTACTTTCCATAAGATATATGTTTGCATCGAGCCTGCGGTATGCGTGTTCTTCACCGGTTTCGCCATGAGGCAGGACATGAAGGAGCTTGCCGGATTCTATACGGCCGGCACCGCCATCTTCCCCGCCCCGTTCTGTTTTGGCATTCGGCCGCTGGAGGTGAAATACGTGTTCTTCTTCACGAAAGAATTGAAATTAAGGAGATTTGTTACCTATGAGGCGAAATGTGTCTCATGTGGAGATAAACCCGCTGACTGCGCTCCCAGACCATATCAGTATGGTGATTTCGGATATTGGGAGTCTACCAATAAGTACCCGGCTAATTTTGAGTTGTATGATTCAAGTAAGATCGGGATATCATCGGGAGGATTAAAGAGGAAGGACATAATAGATTCTTTGACGAAATACTATGGGTCTCCTAAATCAGTTGGGGGTAAGTCTTATTTCACCGGTAATGGGGGTAACGCTGAGTACCCCAATACGTCAACCACGTTTTGTCAGAGACCTATACGTCATTACAAGTTTCCGGATAACTCTGTCGCTCCTTTCATGGGTAATCCGTCTCAGCTGACCGGTCAATATGGAGTTGACTCCTATATTTATCCTATGGGGGTGATGCTTGATGACGATATCGTTAATGAGTTTCTGGATATAGCGGTAGAGAACGGTCTTATAGATAAGGCTAGAAGAGATTCTATAATAGGATATGAGTTGTATAGGGGCGATAGGACGTTGGATAAGAGCGTTATCGGAACTGGTCTGGCTTATGATATGTTTAAGTATGATGATCCCGACGGCTCGGCTAACCTTTATCCTAATTACCCTTACAACGATTTGTCTGATGATATGTATATCTATAAGGATATTAATCGTGAGAAATTTATAACGCATCCGTTTAACAGGAGGGGTAATATCTGGTATTCATTCTTAAGCCCTGATATTGCCTTTAACAAGCCTGACGCTCCCACCGAGTGCCTTGTTGATGGTTATCAATTAGGTAAATCCTCCGGTATATTCAGGGAAGTGGAGGATCACCCTAAATGGACGATATTAGGGAATAAGGCTTACAGTATGGCAACATCATTGGCTACGGTGGAGGCTATGGCTAATTTAATATCCGCTATAGCTGAGTATACATATCAGTCGGCTTCACAGCAATATGTCGGTGGAGGCGTGTTCTTTTTAGCCAACCCTGTCGGCATAGCGCTGACGGCTATCCGTCTGGCTACGGGTATCGCCAAGGCCACAGCCCAGTCCGTGGTGGATATAGGCAAGTACAGGTATCAGTGGTTAACGGCATTGATAGATAGGGGACCTAGACGGAACTATGCTTATTATTATACTTCTGTCGCTCATTATAATTTATTTTACCAAAAAATAGGGGCGTCGGAGCTACGTGGATTGTCAACGGCTAAATATATCAAGAGCGGGTTATATCCGGTAACAGATATCTCTTCGCAAGGGGAGACCGTAGGCGGTAAGCCTATTATCATAAACAACCTCGATCGTGAGCATTCATTGTTCATGTCATTTGGTATGGATAAGTATATGCTTGAATATCCGGAGTTGGTTTCAAGTTACGATACCAGCCGTATTCAGGATGAGTGTAATATTCGTAACGATGAGGTGGCTGGTATGACGCCTCATTTTATGACACGTGAATCTTTCGTATCCTGCCCCTATATGAGGATAAAGAAATATTCTCCGGCTCAATACGGGCAGATAGAGGATATCAGGTGGGTATCGTTAGGTGGTTGCGGGTTGATGGATAAGGATAAGCGTAAACCTGTTTTTGGAGGTGATGTATTTATATCAAGATTCTCGCTTAAGAGGAAGATGCCTATGTTTTATTTGACTCAGTTCGGTCAGGGGGACATGATACCATTCCCTTATTATGATTATCGGAACATCGGGTATCCACGTTATTTCGTTAATTACGATACCGGGGAGGATTATCTTAATAAGACCGATACGGATACCGGATCGCTATACTCTTTCCCTAGCCGGAAGAGCGCTTATGAGATGGTTTGCAAGACCGGAGATATGTATCTTAGCGGTCGTTTCTTCCTATACTTCTATGGCATACCTCAGTTTCTTGTGGAGTCTGAGATCAATTGCAATTTCCGTATAGCCGGACCTGAGCCTTACGAGGGGTTCTATCCGGAGGTGGGGGATTATATATCATGGACTCAGGAGCGTAATGTCCCTATATCAAGGGATAATGTGTTTAAGATAAGTCCTGTGTATAAGAATCGATTTACGTTAGGTGGCAGGTCATTACCAGAGACGTATGATAGCAATTTTTGGGACTGCGCTTACCAAAGACCCAACGGCGTCATATGGAGCACCGCCGACGTGTCGGAGAACGGCATGACCGATCCTTGGCTGTCGTACAAGCCTATGGATTACCATGAGTTCAAGACCTCTTTCGGGAAACTTATAAGCATGAAAGGGATAGAGTCGGATCAGATACTGGCTCGTTTCGAGAATCAGGTAGGGTTATATAACGCCATAGACGTGTTGGCGGAGAGAATATCCCCGGAGAATAGCGAGCTAGGGACAGGTGGGCTTTTCGCCTCTCGTGGCATTGAGTATAATAATACGACGTTAGGATATTCCGGGACCCAGAGTCGGGATATGATCAGTTGCGAGTTTGGGCATTTTTGGGTCGATTTAAGGCGTGGTCAGGTGTTTAAGGTAGATTCTAATGGTAGGAATCTTACGGAGGTCACACCGGGGCTTAGAAACTGGTTTAAGGAGCATCTTCAGATGAAGATCATCCGTAGCCGGATATATAACGCTGATACGGACGCTGAGTTGTCTTATTACGATATCGATAACAAGTTCTTTGGTATAGGGCTATCCATGGGCTGGGATAATCGGTTCAAGAGGGTTCTAATAACCAAGAAAGATTATATACCGGTAGGGAATCCGAGCGAGTACCAATTCCGTGGCGGCCGGTTCTACAGGAACGGACAGGCGGTGGAGTTGCAGGACGCCAGCCATTTCACGGACGTCTCGTTCACCGTTGGATATAACTGCCTGAAGGGTGAGTGGAAATCATATTTATCCTACACCCCTGATTATTATATCGAGCACCAGCATTATTTCCAGTCCGGAAAGAACTACTCAAGTGAAAGTCAGGAGATAGGTTTATGGTCTCATGGTTTGACCAACCAATCGTATCAAGTATTTTATGGTAAGCTATATCCGTTTGTTATAGAGGTTCCGGTACGTGAGCAGTACGTGAATAAGATCCTCACCAACTACCAATATCGGATGGATGCCAGAAGATATCAGGATGAGGTTAATTA